TCAATTCGGCGGTTGTGTAAGCCTGTTGAATCTTGCCTAATGATGCAAAGTTACCGTTGTATGCACGTGTAAGTGCTGTGGTAACGCTGCTAAGTTGTACGCCTGTACCTGCTGAAATATCGAGTGCTACGTTGAGAAGTTTCTGCGCTTCCTCAACATCAAGCGTAGCATTGGCTAAATTGCGATAGGCAGGGAACAAATCCTCTTTAACTACCGCTGTGGTTTTCTCTAGGTTCTCAAGATAGGAAACTAGACCGGGAGCCTCAAATCTGAATCCAAGATTATCAAGCGACTTAGTAAGGTTATTGATTGCTGCTTCATTCTCAGCGAAAGCCTTGACGGAACGCTTAAGGGCTGTAACGCCAGCGATAGCGGTGAAGGTACGTAGCGCGGAACGGCGTAATCTGTCGAAGTTATTGCTGAGGTTAATGGTGGCTTTGTCAGCATCAACAAATGCTTTCTTCTTAAACTCACCGATAATATTGATTTTAATATCGCTCATGCTGCCACCTTTGTACGATCTGATGCTGCTCTGGCGTTAAATTGCGCTGTAGCCTTATCAATGGCTTTCATGATTGAGTTAAGGGCTTTACCTTGATTATCTGCATACGCAGCAAATAGCAAGCGACCTTTACTCTTTTGATCGCCATTCTTGTAGCTGCGTAGGGCTCCCACCTGATTACTCAGAGTAGTGTTAAACGTTGCCCCTGCATTAGGGTTATTTGATTGGCTGCGATTGCTACCGCTAGGGTTAGCGCGGCCTGCAGTTTCAACGATTGCACCAATGGCAGACTTATTAAAAAGGGTAAATAGTGAAACAAAGCCAGTCCGATTCGCACGTTGCTTCCCTAGAGAATACGTCATCCCACGTCTTATCAGAGTTGGGTTATATGCCGGAAAGGCTCTCTCGCGGCCTGTGCGAGATTTACGTTCCATTCCATTGTCTTGCCAGTTGTAAAGTCTCGTGCTATCGGGCACTCTCGAACGAGCATCCTTGATAACTGCTTTCATAGCAGTACGGATTTCAGTATCCATCTGCTTTTGTAAATCAGGCGCGTAGTTACGCAGGGCTTTTCTAAGGCCTACGATTCCCTCTACTACGACTGGCATTTTTCCTGTCTTCCGCCTGTTTCTTTAGTACCTCATGGAAGGCTTTGAGTAAATCCTTATCCATATTGATAAACTCGCTAGGCGCGATTCCTGTATGTACCGACAGTTGGGCTATTCGATACGTCCAAGAATCACGCGTTAGCCATTTGGGGAGTCATCCCCTAAAACCTCGACAGCCTTCAAGGTCTCAAGGAACTTGTCCCCAAACGGATAAACCTCGGGCGCGCCTGATCTTTTCAGACACTCCCACGCAAGCCAGTAAATGTCGCTCTGCTTTTGATCCTCACGAAAGGCTTTATAAAAACCTTTCTTAGCATATTGCTCGAACGCATACTCAATAGACGGAGTAATCTCATGGACTGACTCTGTGCCATCTGCCCTAGTAACTTTTAGACTTGCCATTATTGCCCCTTTATTAGATTAGAACGTGCCTGTGCTTTTTCTGTCGAGATCTGAGTTAATGGTGAACGTAATGTCCATCGTGCTCATATCGCCTACGCCACCATTTACGGGGGTTAGGTTGTTCACAAGAATATCACCTTCGAACAACAAGTTCTCAGCCGAGACAACTGCGGATGTGTCATTGATTGCTTTGAAGGCTACGGTCGTACCATAAGCGGCATTTAGTGTAGCAAGGACTTCACCAGTTGCTTGATCATTCAAAAAAGAAACTGTCAAAGTATTGGATTCCAAACCTTTAACGAATCGATGGCTGGTATCTCCCATTGATGTGATCTCGAGCTCGTCAAAAGCCTGATTTAATGTGATGCTGGTCACATGGTCGCTAAGATCGACGTTGTTGATCTTTAGCCCGACCTTGTTATTTAGAAAAACAGCCATTGCTATTCCTCATCTTTCTTAGCGGTTGGTTTTGGTTTAGGTGTTTCTTCCGCGGGCTTCACCTGACCGATTTTAGTCAAGAAACGCTCGCGCTTTTTGTCATTATCAGCCATTTTTTTAGCTCCAATCGGATAGAACGCTGATTGATACTTCCCCGGATAGCAGATCTCCCGCTACACCGGTTAAGACTGCTGGCGCACTAAATGTGCCAATGGAATAAGCGATGCTTGATGCCTCTAGCTTATTCACGATATTCAAATAATAATCCTCAATGTTAATTAAATTACCCTGATTGTCAAACATAGGCGCAAGCACTATGAGCTTGAAATTGACCTTCGGTTTAACCGTTTTGTAATGGTCGTTGCTTGGCTCTATGTAAGGATCACCGGGCTGTACCACGATGCTATTAGCAAGCGGTGTGGCAGGCGGAAAGGAAAAGACCTGCCACACAGCATTATCAGCTAGTGCAGTCGCGATTGTCCCACGTAGGGTAGAGATTGCTGACATTACCCGACCTGACCGCCCGGTGCTAGGTGATCCGCAAGTAAACCTCGAACACGCGCCATAAGGGTATTACCCATGCGATAAGGTGAAGGTTGAAAATCAGGTGAAATGCCGCCAGCGTTAGAGGCTTGGCGAGCTTGCCAAATATCTACTGCAATCATAAGGCTTGCTTGATTGACTTCTGGAAGTGTTGCGTAATCAATAGCCTGTGTGCCGTAAACACGACCCCAGGGCGCGATTGTGTGATAAGCCAATGTTGTTATTTGTGCTTTAACGAACTCCAGCCATCCACCATTTTTAGCAGTAATAGTGTGGCTGCCATTGAAATGAGCCCGTACGTTTTCTACTGTAACAGTATCACCGACCACAAATTGATCAGCGTTTTCATAAATATAAATGCGGCCTGTTGTGCCGGTTGCCTCAATCGCATAAACAGATTGGGTGTTGAACCATAACTTGCCCTTGACGATATTTTCTGCCGCTTGACAAACTTCCTCAACGACAGCGGATGAATATAGCGCGCCAATACCAAGTGCTGAGCGTAGCTCTGCCTCTGTTACGTATGTCGCTGCCATATTTTAATCCTTTCTATGTTAGCCCCGGCGTAAGGGCTGTACGCCGGGGTAACTCTACTACTAGGCTAATTAAGCCTTGTTGAACTTGAACGCACCCTTTGGAAGCTTGGATGCGATTGCATAGTATCCGTAATAGCCGAGTTCGACCTTACCGGTTCCAACCTTCTCAGCGCGTAGCTGAAGGCGTGGTGACTCGTACCATGTGTAGGAATCGCGGTTTAGAACAATGATTGTTCCATCGCCATCGCCTACTAGGTTGTAATCGACGTATAGAGGCAAGCCGAGGACTGTTCCGCGGATTGCGTTAACCTGAACATCGCCACCTGCGTTCATTGGCGCAGCTGCGTTGAAAATTGGGCGGTTCTGTGAATCTACCAATGCGGTGATGTTTGCCCATTGATCAGGGGAAACTACAACACCAGTTGCAAACTTGAAAGTGTCTGCATAGATTGTCTTACCAGCGCGTGAAATAAATGCTGAGAACTCAGCACCATCCCATGGAAGGGTTACAGCTGTTCCATCTGCGGTTCCATCTGTGAGAATCTTGTCTACTACTGCGTAATCGGTGTGCTTAGCGTAAGCATCGCCCATGAGCGCAAGAAGCTCGGATAGAAAGGCGGGACTTGTGCGATCGAGGACCTCGACCGAGAATAATTGCATTCCCGCCGCTTTTTTGACATCCACATCAATATACTCGATTTCAGTTTCTGTATCAGAGAACGCGCCACCTTCAGCTACTGTCGCAACAGTCGGTGCGGTCTTAACGCGAGGAATCTGGAACTTCATACCTGCATCTGGCAAGGTACCGGATGAGATAGCTTCGATTGCAGGGCGAACGCCTGTTGTCTTGCCATTGATTACTTCGGTTAGCTGACGTGTTGGTACAAGACCTGCAACGTCAGTTGTTGTTACATCTGATGCAGCCTTGATCCATTGACGAGCATCCTCATCATTAAAAATGTTTGCTTTGATTGTGTTTTCCAACATTGAGAGTGGTGTTACCTCAATGCGTGGTTTTGCATAAATTGGTGCAGCAACAGTTGGGCGCGCAGCTTCCACCGCAGGGGTTTCGACCACAGGCGCAA